GTCACCCCCGTTTGGATCGAGGCTGGTCAGGATCTTCTTGTAGATCGTGGTATCTTGAGTACCAGTGGCGTAGTCTCTGTTTATTTCAAATTGCTTTAATCGCTTTCTGAATAACGAACCTTCATCATCAGCAGAACCCCATTGTTTCTCAATGGCCGTGGCATATTTCAATGCGTATTCTTTTGACGATTTGGTTACAAAGTCTGCCAGCGGATCTGGAAAGTTACCGTACTTCCCTTCGTTATTTACATTTCCTTGCATATCCGACAATATATTCTATTATGCAAATATAGTGAATTAAGCAAGGGAAGTATTTAACGTTCTATAGGTCTGTAGGTTCTAAAGAACTTCTTTTCGTTAAAATTCGTTTTACGTTTTTCTTCTTTAAACTTTTGTGCAGCTAAAAGAGCTAACCCAGAACTAATCGTAAGGTCATACTTTGTTCTGTTGTCTACACGGAATCCGATCCAGTCTTCCAGGGTTCTGTTTAAATACATCTTACCCATTTCCCCGGACTGCTCATTCACACCTACATGAGTATGTATATAAGACTCAATAGCTTGAGCGTGAGACTGTATAACATCCTGACTATTAGAAGGTATACCCTTTGTCTTTGAAGCAACACTTGATGTCTTAAGGTGTTCTGGTCTATCCATCAAATAGTTATCGTAGCCCCTGGATTCAAAGTACCTGGCAATACCATATTTGTTATTTTCAATCAGAAGCTGGTATCCATAGAATACTGAAGCCATTAAAACATCCTCGTAGAATATTTTAGCCATCGGTGGACGGCTGGCGTATTCCGCTACAAATAAGTTAGATGGCGCAGCCATGTTAAACTTGTTGTACAAATGACAAGCTCCTTTAGATCCACGACCGTCAACTGTAGCATCCAGGTCATAGCTATCCACTCCACCTACACCGATGTGTGTATTGGCTGGTGTTCTCTTTCCGTACACTTCTTTTTGTGAGTTGCGATCTTGAGGCTTTGGCATCCAGGAGACATACCACCTTCCGGTAGAGTCTGGATGAAACAGCACCTCTGTATCCATCTTCCCATCTTTCCACATAAAGTTACCACGGATTACTGGGTTAGGATACAAGTCTTGGTTGTGTTCTATTTGCTCGTAAATCTTACCAATATTAAACGTAGATGTTTTTGTAGAATCACGGAAAGCTTCGTCTTCAGTAAATGGGAACTGCCTGATCACCTCGTTCAGTTCATACACATCCTGGCGAAGTGCATCACGCTCATTCTTTAAGAACGTCTTTGCCCCAATTTTCACAAAGTCACCTTCAATAGTCTCCACTGGCTTCTCTGGATCTTCAATGATTGGGTTACCGTACTTATCAAAGAAACCTTCCAAGGCTTCATAAGCCGGTACAAATATCTTGTACAGCCCAGTCTTCGTGCGACCGTTAGAGTTGCGGTTACCTGGATCTGAATCGCGGTACATATCACGGAATTCCTTACCGCCCTTATCCATAGGGTTCACTGTTGATCCAACCAAAGCTTTACCGACAATCCTACGACCAACGATTAAACACGTACGTTCTATTCGCCAGGCTTCACGGATATCCGTAGGCTTCTCCCATTTACCAGCTTCATCCAGATATAGGATGTGCAGCTTCTCACCATCGTATGCGTTATTCGTAGTGTTCTTCCAGTTGATTACAGTATCCAGTGCTTCACCAACATTGGATGTTTTGTTCTTCTTCGTAATACGTTTTGATGGCTCACGAAATGCCAGCTCCATACGTGGGTTGGTTGTACCGTCCTGGATAGGTTTGAAAAAGAATGGGTACGATCTAAATACTGGCACAATCTTCTTCATAAAGATGTTCTCCTGTGCATCCTTACCAGTCTTGCTTTGGACCCCCAACAGTTTCTCTTTTACTTGAGTTCCTTCATCAACCAGTATAGTGCTTGATATATTGGTGTACCCAGAACGTCTACACTTGGTGTAGATCTGCCCCAGGCATCGTGGATCAAACTCACAAGCTGAAAAATGTAGAAACAACCTTCTCTGAAACTCCAGGTAATAAGCGTAACCAATGTCAATTTTTGACCATTGAAGCATCATGTAGTGCCTACCGGTAATGTATGTTGGCTCACCGTCATTCATGAACCACACACCATTACGTCTGCGCTCAAACTCCTTTTCTATGTATGCGTTGTATCGCAACCTAAATTCCTTGGGCTGCTCTGCCCATTCATCCATTGATCTAATCTTTAACAGATCATCAGGCATAGGAATGCGCTGCCAGCGTTGGTCCGCTTTCTTCTTGTCAGAAAACAGTATCTCTTTCTTTCCAGGCTTTTTAGGAAGTTGAATGTGTACACCAGAGATCTCAATGATTTCCCCTTCGGTATCATTCAGGCATATATTGACTACCTCATCCTCATACCCTTCTATCTGTTTTAGACCAGCCATTATTTCTTACTGAAACGTTCCGCAAAGCCGCCAGAGAAATCTTGCTGCTCATTGATACCGCCAGTTTCTTTTAAGGTTTTAATCATCTCCTCCAGGCGTTGTCTTTCCTGGATCAACTCTTTGGCATCTACAGCTGTCTGCTTAATTGATTGAAGCTCTGCTTTACGCTGTGAACCGGATAGCTCCTGGTCAACTGGTTTGCGAATCTCCTGGATCATATTGTCTATGGCAAACTCCATAGAAGATAACAACCGCTGGGCTGCATCTAACGTAGTAAAATTACTTTTAGACTTCGGCATACATTAAATCTCCTATTAACATTCTCCATACTTTCGTGCCGTCAACATCCATTTCGTAGTCGCTATTCTTACTGAAATACACGACATCTCCTTTGGATAGACCTTCCCTGGCAAGCTCTTGTGAATCTGCCCAAACACGACCACGGTCGTTTTGTACGTCTTCTTGTACAAGTTCAAGTACATCACTCGTGATCTTTTTGCTGGATTCCATAGGTTCAAGGAAAATCCATTGATCAATCATGTGTACACCAGACTCGTTTTTATACGCATGACCCAAGTTCATCCGGCCACCGCCAGGACCATAGGGTACGAGGTATAAATCATCGCCCAGGTAAAAGGTATCATTTAATGCAACAGTATGGTGAAAGTATAGGAGATCCCCAGGCTTTGCACCGGTTTCATGTTTAGCTGGAACAGCTACAATTTCGGCTTCCATAATTCGGTTACCGAACTCATCGAATTTACTTACCAGGTCAAGCTCTTGATCACCTACAGCAATCTTGTTCTTGAATTTCTCTGGCATCTTAATAATAAACTTATCTGGTGATTTCATTTTATTTGAATTTACAATCGTATTCTACCACACAAGGCATATTCTCAATCCCCTTCCAGAGGATCGTTCCTTCACTATTTTCAATGTAGATAAGATATCGGGATCTGGAGTACTGGTACATATATTTCTCGTCCAGTAGAATGGCTGTTATTTTACCCTCTCCAGCACGCATACCAACATAGTATGCCATGGCATCCTTGGGATTGATGCCCACAATTATTTTGCGTATAATATTCATTCTTCATTTAATTTAATAATTGATCGTCTTGCGGTCCAAATTTATTGAGCCACCATTCGATTGTTCCTTCCTCTGGTTCATCTTCTTCAAACAGTGTGTCCAGGACTACGTCTGTTCCGTCTAACAGTCCTTCAAGCTCGGATTCATTCGTAGCTGTTGAAGTAACACCAACCATCAGCTGATCACCATCGTTAATATACACACCGGTAGTCATCAAGAACACTACCTCGTCTGGGTGTATATCGTGTTTGCGTGCTAACTCTTCTGCTTGTTCAGTAACAGTAGATCGCAGTTCCGATAGGAAATTTCTGATATGTTGATTTGACATTACTCTATTCTTTCTAATTCAAATATACTTTTAGCTTTAAGCGTTGCGGATGCAGAAGATTTGTAAGACATCTTAATGACCATTCCGGACTCAAAGTACTCAACGTGTTCAAAGGAGTCCATGTATGATCCGGCAGTTGCTTTAGAACGTTCAATCTCTAAAAGCGTTGTTGAATCTTTCAGTAACTTAAAGGTAATAGTTGTATTTGAATTAGTTGTAACAGTATGCGCTGACAAATTAACACGGTATACACCAGCTGTATTTACAGTGATCGTACCAGAATTTGGATCAATCTGCAAATCACCAGTTGGACCAAACTGATATGAATTATCCGCATTGCCATTATCTACAGCTGCAAGTACTGGTTCATCATAACCGGCTTCAATCGTATGGTCAACAGAAACACGACCTACCAGGATTGCCGAGGACAGCCCCCCAGAGAATGCGCTTGCTGACAAGTCACGGACCTTAACGGTCTTTGTAGTCCCGTCATATACCAGGGCTGTTAACTCTGAACTCGATGCAGCCGGATCAGCGGTAAACTTTAAAGCAGATACCTCAATACCAGCAGTGCTGACTTTTAAACCAGTATCGTTTCCCTGACCGTCTTCTACAACTTTGTATGTAGAAGAGGCAGTGCCGGTTTCTAATTTTAATAAACTTTGGTAGGTGTCTTTAACCTTATTTCCGGTAAGAGTTGCCATCAATTCGTAAATTTGTATTATTTACAAAAATACAATTTAATACAATGGCTAAATCCAAGAAGATGATGTTTCGTGATTTTGCGAAACTCCCCAGGAATAAATACAAGTACGATTCCCTGAAGAACATATACAATTCACTGCGATTCTATAAAGACAAGCACGATCTAACACAGTCGCAGATCATGGCAATGGTCTTTTGTTATGACCTGGAATTCTTTACTATTGATTATCTCACAGCGCAATTAGATTTGAACAGACAGTTCTGCGCCAGGATGGTGATCTACCCACTCGTTAACGAAGGGTATATGTATAAGTACTTTGATAAATTAACCCCCTCCAACATAGCGGAAGATCATATCTTCAGAAGCGAAACAAAATACAATTACCGTGTTCGCTATGCGCTATCCCAGAGAGGGCGAATTGTCGTTACTGACTTCTATCGTTCAGCCAGTGGCTCGCTTCCATCGAAGCATTAGAGCGTTCCATGTGATATTAATACCCCAGTCTTTTACCAAATCCATTTGGAGTTGCTCTGGGGATAGCTCGTTCTCCTTGTAGTGAAGGATGAGCTTGGTGATTGTGCCTTTAACTCTTTTCATACATATACCATTTTTTCATGAAAGATTCGTACCCTCCTAAAGTTAGGTTTTTTTCTTCTTTCTCTTTTTGGTATGGCACACCCCATAAAAAAGAATCTCCCTGATCCCAAGTAAAATTGACATAGCACATAGGATTTTGTGCGGAAATCTTACGGTGTTCCTCATCAATCAGTGATCTGTCATTAACACTGATAAAAATCTTTTTCCAATTAGAAGTACCATGTCTCTTCATTGACACTTCAACATAAATCTTCTCACTCATCACCAACAGAAATTAAAAAGTTATCATACAAGCTAAACACGTCTTGCGTAAATTCTTTCTTTAGCTTTTCAGCTATAATGGCTTTGGCTAATAACACCTCTTTTTTTGTAAGGCATACATCATAGATTCTTACATCTTCCATATCTCTCGTTTTTAAATTCTTTACTAATATAACGTTTATTCACAATAATGTGTACAAACATTGCAATTATTTTTTTCCAGGCATAAAAAAAGAGGCCGAAGCCTCTGTTTAGTGTTTGTGCATGATCCGGAATTTCGCTTCCTTCACAGCATTATCGTGTGGTTGGTAATCGCCCTCCATAAGATAGTAGCGACCGCCCTTCTCCATCCAGTGGTAACCGGAAGGTGGGGCTACGGATTTATGCTCCTTTCTTTTTGCTTTCATCTTTTTTGATTTTAGCTTCTTGCTTTAGCATTTGTTTGGTTGGCTTTTTACCTGATCCTTTGTTTGCACGGATGTTATCCCACAAACCTCTCTTGCTGTAACTTCCATCAGCACGCTTGATCATGCCACCGCCTTGCATTAGATCACGACCAGTTGCTCTGGAGTATTCAGCATCATTTGCTGCACGTCTTTTATTAGCATTGTTTGCAGCTCTACGAACCAGCTTTCTTTTCTCTTCTTTAAACTCTTTACGATTGGCAAGACGTTCTTTTAAAGTATAACGAGTCTCTTTAGAGTCTTGAGGTTTGAAGCCTTTTTGTAGATCCCCATCATTGTATTCTTTATAAGAACGACTAATGTACTTACCACCGTTCGTACCATAATCTTGCTTGGTGTCTTTATATACAACTGTTGGTTTTCTCGCTTCAGCAGCACGCTCTGAACGATTCATTTTAGCAGTGCGCTTTGCTTGCTTAACATCTCTGCGTTCTTGCTTGTTAATTTCCGCACCTTTTCTAAAATGCTCTCTTCCTGGTTTTCTTTTAGCTCTCATTCGTTGAGTTCTTTTATATCGTTTATGTTGTCTGCTGCTTGAGCAATACCAATTAGTTTACCCAAGTGTTTGCTTACAAAAGTAGGGTTTTGTTTAACGTAGTTTAATGCGCTCTTGCTTAACTCAAATGCTTTGGGTGCGCTTTTAGCAGCAGCCTTTATTCCCAATCCACCAACCAAATCAAAAATTGGATCTTGACTCCTTAATGCATGAACAGAGGTGGGATTGCCAACGGCTTTGTTGTATTCGTATACAGTATTTGCAGTAACCGGTCCTTTATATATAGGAGCTGTTACAGTTGATTCCTGGATCATCCCACCTGGATTAATATAATCCTCTTGCATGGATCTAATCTTCGGTGGTAAGTACATTCCGTTTTGAGCTTTCTTTACCGGGCGATCCTTGGCTCGGTTTTTAGATGCTGACATAAATCTGCCTTCGGTGTGATCGTAATCCTTACCGTCACCATTACCATATGTACCAGCTTCACGGTTCTTCTGATTCAGCTCCGCACGATACGCTCTCCTGGAAGGAGTAGAGTGGTACTTCTTATTGTACTCATTCTTCTTTCTCCTGGCTTCAGGATTCTCCTGGTAATACTTTGTAGACTTCTTTGCACGCATAATACAAAGATACAGATCTATCCAATAGGGATTTCTTTAACCTGGCTCGCCCCAGGGAACTTGTGGATGCCACTGTAAGGTTCAGCAACCTTCTCATCACCAACGTCAGGAATCAAACGTAAGCTTATACCAGTCTTACTCATGTCAATGGTATCACCCTTGATCACAATGTGTTTTCTCCTACGGTATGGACTGCCGTCACTATACCCTTTCTGTTGTACATCCTTTTCTCTAACCGCTTTCATATAAATACAGCTTGCCTATCTTACAGCCAACATAGCTATCATCTTTGTCGGGCGTGAGTATTGAAGTGGTGTAGCTCCAGCACAACACCGCAAGATGCGATACGCAAGCGAAGTTACAGCCTATTTTCTATATTGTCAAGCTATACCAATCATTTAACTAACACACTGCAAAGCATTGTATAACAGTAGGGTACGACTCCCCTTGTTTTTTTTGTTGATTTACAGATGGGTTTATAATCGTCATTTTTGGTGAGTTATATAGATAGGGGGGATTATATACGTTACCGACTGGTGCGAAACCAAAACCGAAACCGATCCCGAAACCCCACCCCCATCGATCCATTCCCAGATCCCTGGAAACTTTCAGCTTTTTTCTGGGCTTATACGCAGCCGGATCTTCCCGAACCTACCCTCTCGAACCCCTGGTAATAACTGCAAGGAAAAAGGTTATAATATACATTATGTTAAATAGTGCTTTCGTAGGGCTTGGCACAGTAGCTCCTCCCCTACCCCACCAAGTCTAGGTCGATGACAGTTCACAATCGGAGGTCAGCTCTACACAATGAGCTAACAATCCCACCCCATATCTCTTACACTCCTAACCCCTCACAACTCACTACATTCACTAAAGTATCTTTGTGATCTGTTTAGCTATGGCATGAACCACGTCTACAGTCACTGCGTTCCCACACATTTTGTATCGTTGAGTGTTGCTTATTGGTTTCGTTTCACCGTCATAAACTCCTACAGCTGTATGGTTGTCTGGGAATCCTTGTAATCGTTCACATTCTACTGGCGTGAGTCTACGAATTTGGTAGTTTTGATCTTTAACCCCATTAGGGTTAGAGCTTCTAATTGTGAATGCATCTTGACCGTCCGCTCCTATTAGTGTGCCACTTTTGTGAGCAAACGTTTGAGAGCTTTGCCCTATTTGTACTGGCTGCACTACCCCCTGGTTGCATGATGTCTCAAGTGTTTGCGCTCTACCCTTGCCTACTCTTCCTCTACGAGTCTCGCTATTGGGTTGAGATAGGTTGACACTGTCCCCTTCTGTTGGTTCTTCGTACCCAGCTTTGGTTGCTGACTTTACTTTAAGCACTGCCATATCACTGTGGTTACCCCCACTCTTTTCGGTAGCAGTAATTGTTGGTGCTATGCTTGGGTCTAATGGCTTACCATCTCCCCTTCTGTATACCTCTAACTCACCATCGATATAGTTACCTACTTTAACCATATCCCAATTG